CCTAGCCCGTGCGGGCAATGCCTATGCAAACGCCATTCTTAGCGGCCAGTCAGAACAACGCGCCAACATGACAAGTCAGGCTCAGTCCGCAAAAGATTACGGACAAGCCAATCTTGGAAATGCGACAGCTGGTTTGACCAGTGCTGAGGAAGAAATAAAACGTCTTACCCCAAATCCTTTTGGCGGTAATTCTCTCTTTACAACTGGCACTCCAAAAAATCCGCAATACAAATACATTGACATGCCACAACCCGATCAAGCTGGCGGCCAACAAGCTGCGGGTGCAACTTCTGATGGCAATGCTCCGTCTGCGGCGGCTCCCGCTGGTAACGCCCCTGCGGCACTTGGCGATGTATTGAATGAAAAAGCAACTACTTTGGATCAATACGCGAACTCGTTGAAGAAGCAGGTTGGTAGTTCAATTTATTCTCCAGAAACCGTAAAAAATCTGAAGAATGAATACCAAGGATATGCGGATGAAACGAATAAGGCTGCACAAATAGCCAATACATCGCTTGGTGACGCCAGCACGATGGCCCACGATCTCGTTGTCGCCCAACAAAATGGTTGGGGTACGATGGGTGCTGGTAGTGCTTTCCGGTTAGGGACAATCCGTGCAGCAGCCGCCGCAGCGCGTGTTGCTGGGTATAATGTATCTGACGACCCCGTTGTCGCATCGCAAGAGCTGCAGAAGATTGCCCGTTTGATGGCTAACCAACAGGCCGGTTCTGTTTCTCATAATGCTGCCGCACGTACTATTGATGCTACTGAGGCGGCTTTTCCGGGTACTCCGTTGGAATCAGAAGCAGCGAATAAGGTCTTCACGAGTCTAATGCGTCAAAACGTCATGGCCCGCGATGCGCAACAAGCCACCAGCTACTTTGGTGGGAAAACTGCTCGCATGGGTAACCCTGAACAGGCTATCCAAGCGGCTTATCCGCCTGATCAGTATAACCGTGAACAAAATGCCCTTCAGGACCTTATGAGGCCCGAACTAAGCTGGAAGAACGCTAAGGGCAAAAATGTTAATTTGGTTACGGAATTGATGGACGGTAATTATACACGCGCTCAATTTGATGCTAAAGTAAGCAAATACTACCCAGACGTTAAGCATCTTTCCCGTTGGTTGGTGAACTAATCATGGCAACAACTGATTCAAATGCGGACCCATTTGACGCGCTGATGCAGCAGAGGATGAGCAATCAGCCTAATGCTGATCAAGAAGCTGCGCCCGACCCGTTTGATCAGGTTATGGCTGCGCGGGATAATAAACAGGCCGCTCCGAGTGCATCAACTGATCCATACGAAGCCAAAATCCAATCAAATATGCCTGTTGCGCAGCAGCGGGCAAAAGAACTTGGATATACTGGTGCTATCGCTACGGGTGCTGGTGAGATGCTTGGCGTTGGTCCCGCTCTCCGTGAAGCTGGAACTGACATTGCTGCGGCATCTGGTTATGGGCAAGGCGAAACATTTGGTCAGCGCAGGGAAGACCTGAAAGCACAATATGAAGCCCTTCGCCTCGCTTCTGGTGAACAGTACCCAAAAACACAATTGGCGGCTGATATTGGTTCGCAATTCCTCATTCCATTTGCGGGTGAGATTGCTGGCCCTGCTGCTGGCGCTGTTGATGCTCTCGGGGCCGCTCCTACTGTTGCGCGTATAGCTGGCATGGGCGTTGAGGCTGGCGCTCTTGGCGCTGGCTCTGCGGCGGAAGAAAAGCTGATTGGTTCAAAGCCTGAATCTGAACAGGCGGACATTGGTACATCTGGTGCTATTAGCGCTGGTTTAGGTCTTGGGCTTGGTGCTGTTGGTGAGGGTATCGCTAAGGGCGCATCCGCTATTGCTCCTGATTGGATGAAGGCCATGACCGCTCCGGGTGATGCGGCACTTACCAATCTCTCCAAATCTCTGTTGGTAGATGAGGCAAATGGCACATCGAAGATGCCTATTGCTGATTTGATCCAAGCCGCGAAAGATGGTCAACCAATAGTGGGTGCTGACATTGGTGGCCCTAAATTCCAACAGACATTGGCTGACATAGCGAAGAAAAACCCTGATGCTGTATCCGATCTTATGGATCAATTGCGGGATCGTCTTGCTGATGGCGGCCAACGGTTCGATGAATTTGCTACTAAGATGAACAACGGCATTGAATTGAATGCCGCTAAACTTCAAGCTGATGCGGCGAAGGAGTTCCAAGACCGCAATGAAGCAGCATGGGCGCCAATTAAAAACCCTGATTTAGGTAAGGGAACATGGCTTCCACAATGGAACACTTTGCTGGATAAGCCCGTATTCCAAGATGCGGTTAAAAACGCAGAAGTAAATTTAACCAGAGAAATGGGTCCAGCGTTTAAATCCCCATTTATGAATACGGGCGATACGCCTATTTCTAAATTGGATTTCCCATCTGATATTGTTTCGACGTTCAATGATTACGGGATCAAAACGTACGACGATTTGACTAAAATCAATCCAATCAGCCTGAAAAGCATGTTCGCCGTTGACCCTGCGGACAATACTGCTGCGGCTAAACTTAGGGCTAAAGCGCAGACGAATGATCTCGTCAATCAGTTAAAATCAACGATTGAAAGCCTTCCTCCGCCTCAAATGGTGTTGGCGGATGCTGATAATATCAATCTGAAATACATTGATCAGGTCCGTCGCGAACTCAGTGCAATGCAGGATTCGGCGTTTACTTCACCTGCTGGGACAGAAGGCGGAGTTGGCAAGACAATCAAGAATGTTGCTGAAACTCTTATGAACCCTCTTCGCGATCCAAGTAATGCTAATTATAGCCCTGAATTGGATCATGCGATTAAAAACTCCGCAGATATCTTCGGAGAAAAGGACGCTTTTACTGGCGGTCTACGACTTTTGGATAAGGATCGTAATACATTGGCACAGACCAATGCGTACAATTCTACCATCAATATGACCGAAAATGAAAAAACCCTTGCACAGCAGGGCGTTCTTGCATCCTTGCTTACCAAGACCCGCAACTCAGATGGCAGCTTAAACACTAAGATGCTTCAACGGTACTTTGACCCTAATAACTACACGGCCAAGGCAATCCGTAATATTTTTGGCAATAATAGCTATGAGAAGCTGGAACGGTTCGTAAAGACAGAAGCCCTGTTTCGCAACACGCTTGCGAATTTTGCGAAGGGTGCTGGTAGGAGCGATCCCAACTTATACGGAACACTTCAGAAACTGAACCTTGTTCCTACTTGGCTGTATTCTAAACCAGCAGCATTTGCGCAATACGCTTTTAGCATAGCTAACCACTATATGGGTCAAAGGTATGCAAAAAGGTTGGCTGACAAGTTAGCATCTCCGAACATTGAACAGTTTCGTGATGCACAAAAAATGCTTCAAGCCAATCCGCGCCTTCTTTCTGCGATAGCAAAGAACATGATTAAGGTTTCTGCTGCTGCTCCAACAGTAGGCCAGAACTTTGTCCCAGCCCGCGCTGAGGGTGGGCGGGTTAAAAGAGCAACTGGCGGGCGTATTCCGGAAGTAGATAAACTGTTCAAAGCCGCCAAGCGTACATTAGACGATGGAACCAAGCCAATGCTGAACATGCATGACGACGACATCGTTAAGGCCCTTAGGGTTATGCAAGGACGTGTGTAATGGATCATTTTGATTTTTCAAAAATTATCAATATGATTTTTCCCGTCCTTGTTGCGGCGATTGGTTGGCTTTTATCACAAATTACAACTTTGAATACCAAAGTTCAGGATTTGGAAAGTAAAATGCCTATGCTGATCACATCTCAGGGTATCCCGACGGATAGTCCAATTTCTGCTGATGCAAGATATAAGTTAAGAGATGAATTGACCAAAGAGATTAACGATTTGGTTGTTCGTGTCACTCTTATTGAGCAAAGGGGAAAATAATGGATTTGTTAAAAAACTTTGGCCCTATCATCGGGGCTGTCGCACCAACGATTGCAACGGCACTTGGCGGTCCTTTGGCTGGTATGGCAGTAAAGGCTCTTTCCAGCGCACTGTTTGGTGGGGACGAAAGCAAGGGTGCGGACGATATTGCTGCTCTTCTTGGCGGCGTTACACCCGATCATCTGGCTCAGATGAAACAAATAGATGATGATTTCAAAGCGAAAATGGCATCTTTGAATGTAGATTTGGTCAAATTGTCCAACGACAACACCGATTCGGCCCGCCAGATGCAGATTTCTACGAAGGATTGGATTCCCCGCCTTCTAGCAATCTGCGTATCTGTAGGTTTCTTTGGCGTTTTGCTGATTATGCTGCTATACCCCGTCAACCAAAGCCAAGCCTTCACCCTTCTTTTGGGTGCGCTTGCGTCTGGCTGGGGTGGTGTGATGAACTTCTATTTTGGTTCTTCCGCCGGTAGTAAGGCCAAGACGGACATTCTTGGTCAGGCAATTAACGGAGCGCAGTAATGGCTGCTGGTAATTTTGAACAATGTTTAGCCCTCGTTCTTCGGGAAGAGGGTGGGTACGTCAATGATCCGCGTGATCCGGGCGGGCGTACCAATCACGGCGTTACTCAGGCGGTCTGGGAAGCGTTTATCGGTAAAGAAGTAACCGAATCAGATATGCAGAATCTGACAGTTCAGGATGTAGGCCCGCTGTATCGGGCGCAATATTGGGATAAAATACGTGGTGATGAACTTCCTGATGGCATTGATTATGCCGTGTTTGATTTTGCTGTTAATTCTGGGGTAGGAAGAGCCGCCAAGGTTCTTCAAACTGTCGTTGGTGTCACTGTGGACGGTCAGATCGGACAGCATACGATTGACGCCTGTAAGGCTTCTAATGCCCGTGATATTGCAACTCAAGTATGCGAAAAACGCATAGACTTTTTGCAGGGCTTACCTACGTGGGATGCTTTCGGAAAAGGTTGGGGCGGTCGCGTTTCTAGGGTTGAAACTATCTCATTCCAGATGGTAGGGTAGAACCCTCTCCCAATGGTGGGAGAGAGTTTTTCCCGACTTAAAAGGGGGACTCTGTATCAGGGTTCCCCTCTTTTTCTTCTCCAATCGTAACGCGATATTTGCAATTACGGATAACGTGCAGATTTGTGCCGTTGTCTTCGTAATTACGTTCACTATCTAGCCAATTCAGGTCTTTAAGTCCTTTGATCGCTTTGGCTACAACACTGCGTTTCATGTGAGTTGCATCCGCTATCGCATGAAGTGTGGCGGTGAATTCTCCCGTACCATAGACTTCCAAGATACGGAGCATAAGGATTTGCTCCCGTAGTTTGGCGTTTACGGTCCAGATCACCATCTGTTGAGGAGTTAATGATTCGCTCATTTGATCCCATCCGTTGATAGCGGAAGATTAGGTATTTTAGGGCGACCAAAGGTTGGGTTGGACTGCGACCGTATTTTAGGATTAGGCCAAGTCCAAATCTCTCCGGTTTCATCTTGGGTGCAAACCCACATCAGGTGATGTTCTTCCCCGTAGTCGATCAGGAATAGGGCCAATGCTGGCCCCTTAGGGGTCAACACTGGCATCGTGGGGTTGAGTTGAAGGATCATTGATGATGATCCTTACCCATTTCCAGAAGGTGTTTGATATACTGTTCAGTAATACCCTTCACCTTTCTGAATGTCATATCCAGATCATTGGTTTCCAAAACCTCTCTGTTCATCATGCAGATGATGAGCATCAAGGCAATGGAATGGGCGATAATTGCATCCGATACGTTTTTAAAATCTTTGTTTTCCTGAATCATCATCAGGACTGAATCGTTGACGTACTTCGATAACTCATCCGCCAGAGGGAAAGCGTGATCAAAGATATTACCCAATGGGCTATCGGTTGGTTCCGGTGGTGGTCCGTCTGTAAGAATAAAAGCCATTTACTTGTCCCTTCTGACTACTGTGCCGTCCATTTTTCGTTTGAATTCAGACCTTTTACCAAAAGGTAGCGGCGTCCTAGATACGTTAACTCCAAGGTGACGTGCTTCGCGCCGTTTAGCCTTTGCAATTGCACCCACATCATCAGTCGTTTTTGTTCGATGACATCGTACATGCGCTGGTGCCCAATTGCTTTCGCTATCTTCGCCCCCCATCGCAAAAGGAATAACATGCTCAACTTCCCATGCTTCTCCAACATTTATCTTACCCCCGCAGATATGGCAGACCCCGTCATGTTTTTGGAACAGGGCTACCCTTTGTTTTGTTGAAATAGATTTGCGTTTTACCAAGGCGGTAACTCATCATCTAATGCGTCCCTTACAGAAGGCTGCGGGGCTGGCTGGTGGGTATTTTTGTGAGATGTGCTACCCCAACCGCCAGACGACTGAGGCTTGGCTTCTACGGGCTTTCCAACGTTTCCTGAGAAGAAGGTATTACCTGCCTTGGATGTTTTCTTCCAGAAAGTCAGTTCGTGGTCTTTTCCGTCTACGACAATAGTCCCACGGAAAATAGGCTGGTTGTCCGCAGTACGCCGCGTATTTTCAAACAGAACGCAATCACCGTCTTTTTTCTCATATGCCATTTTATTTCACCCAAATATCTGTGAGGTTGAAGCCGATCATCTTCTCCACCTCGTGCAACAGTTCGTATTGATTTATGTCCGGTATCACTTCTTCGACGATCACATCCAAAGCGGCGTCGAAAAACTTCTTAAACTCATCCTGTCCCATTGCGTTAAAGCTGATGGATTGTGGAACCCACCAAACTTGATCGTCATGGAACCTGACTTGTTCCACGTATCCTAACTTCACCTTCAACCAAAGTAGTAGCTGTTCAGGGCGGCGATAGGTTTCGTGGTTCTCGCAAATCTTCTGAAGGAGCGCCCAAAAGAACCTATGTTGTTTGGTGCTTCTGGTTCTTGCAATCGTCGCTGAAAGGTCTTTCCCTTCTGGCAACTCATTCAAGGCTTCCTCATCTACGAGGGAACAAGGCTCCAGCTTGTTCCCCCGACGACGAACGTAGATCGTCTCAGCCATTGTCAGCAGTTAAGGCTGCGCGGTACGCTTTGTAATCCGCTAGGAGATTTTCACGATGGGCAGGGATTAGTTTGCCAATCGCATCCTTATTTTCCGTAGCCCATGCGGTCAGTTCAGCAATCGTGCTGCACATCTTCATGGCTTCACGGGAGATTTCCAAAAACTTTTGGCTATCATCCGGCTTCATGCCCGGCTCCATCTGTTTAGGCTCCGCCTTCTTGGACTTTGCTGCTGGCGTTTCAGCTGCCTGTGCGGCGTTGCCATCGTCATCGTCCTCACCAGCTACCCCGACCATGCTGAACAGGGCGTAGCGCCGTGCGTAGGTCATGGCGGAACCCATCTCCTGAGGGCGTCCCAAGCCGCCTACTGGATAATCAGATTCTATCCATTGGCCCGACTTGTGAGAGATGCGGGTATGGAGGACGATCATATTGCCTTCCGTTACAGACGTGCCTTGGATAAAGCACAAACCGTGTTTTCCGAAGCACTCACGGATAGCCGTAAGACCATCCGACAAATCTACGTACTGGGATTTGAAGTGCGGGTTGGTTTTCAGCTTTGGCGGGTTTTTCAACACGCTTTGCGCTGCTGCAATTGCCATAGACAATTGATCAATTGAATCGCTTGTTCTCATCTTACTCTCCCTTCATGCGCAATGAACCGCGCTTATCACGTTTAAAACTAATGCCGTAGCCGTAGGCTTCCGCCACATCTTCCTCAACCATACCCTTCAGGCCGCTAACAGCCTCGTCGTACAGCTTCTTACCAGCAGTGTTCAGCTTCAATTGGGCCGTAAAGTTTGCCCAAGCATTGTTGCCCGTCATGTCCACCTTACGGACAGCATCAATAGGCGCACGAACGTTTATAGTAACTGGCGGGACTTTGTTTTTGACGCAGTCCCAGAACTTCTCTTCCGCTCCGATCAGGATGTCTGCGTACAAAGCATCCAATGAAACATCAAACTTCTCATACTTCCCATTTCCGAAAAACACAGACAACACTGCCCGTTCCAAACCACAAACAAGCATGTTGTGGGTCAATTGGGGGTAATATTTGTCCAGAATTTCGTCATCCTTGGCGAAAGCTGACACATGCTTTGCTTCAAAGACCGTCAGGCCATCATCCGTCAACCCATCCAGAGTACATCCCATGAATGAATGTGTTGCACTGGTTCTCTGTGTGCCGTTGTCCGTAACCTTGCGGCCCGTCTGCTTCGTAAACCATTGAATGTTAAATGGTTCGGTGAAGACACCCATTTGAACGTTCAGGTTATCGCTAAGATCGTCATCTTCTTTCTGACCGGTCTTAACCATCCAAAGGTTCATAAGGTATTCTTCGTTACCACCCATAATAGTGTTAGCATCTGATCCGCCCAAAAGATTGGCGCGGAACAGTTTCTGTTCTGCTGTAAGTGCCATGATGTTCTCCGTTGTTGTACGATTGTATTCTTAGAACTAGTTCGATGATTTGTCAACTAGGTATTCAAAGAATTATAAATTCAGCTAAATCCTTGTGGCATAAGTATTTTTCATCCCACGTACCCTTTTCTTCCTCATAAATATTGCGAATAGTCCATTTTTTCTTCGTATCCGTTTTTATGATAGCTGCGTGGGTAAATTCATTGTTCACGATGAAATACGCAAACGCATTGTGCCGATCTGCTGATGCGACATTCGCAACGATGATTTCTTCATATTTGAAGCTGTCACGGTCATAAAAAAGCATATTACGACCTTTGACTTCGATAATATGCTTCCCGTTGACGATTATATCCCCACTGTCTTTGTACTCATCTGCAAAATCAGGATCAGGAGCCAATCGCATGGCGGGTATTTTTACATCGCAGTTCTTTTCCCTGTTCAAATATTCCGCCACCTTGAACACTGCGGTTCTAGAATTTAAAAATCGTTTCGTGAATACGCTCCAACTTTTGTTTATTGGCTTTTCATCCATCTCTTTACATCTCCCAAAAAGTTCAATTCCGCCCGCTTATCAGAAGGGGTCAAGGCTTTTATGAACATCCGTTCTCTTATCCCATATCTGACGTGAATTTTCAGGTGGTTTCGGTGTTGATCAACCGAAGTTATTTCAACTCCCATCTTTTCAATCTTTTCCTTAGCGTCTCTCAGACTTTTCAGATTGGTCATTGGGAACCGCCCGCTTTGTATGGATTGGAAAGGTGTAAAGGGCCATGTGGTGCGGACACCAAGATTTGCCTTCCACCGTTTTGTTCCCGCAGTACAGGGTATCCAAGCCTTTCACTGGTCCAAGGATTGCCCTGCATTGTTCAAACAGAAAATCCAATTTCAGTATTTTTTTGTTTAAAGGCGTGTAGGGAGCGTCAGGTTCTTCGTTAACGGGCATTGGCGGCAATGATCCGTAAGCGTTCTTTTCTCCCTCTCCAAAGATAAAACTTTTCTTTCTTTTTGCTTTCTTAGGTTTTTTAGTTAAGGTTTTTTGTTGGTCACGCTTGGGTTTAACCAGAAGGGCAATTCCTCTTCTGCTGCATACGCCAATGACGGAGTTTCTCGTTCGATCAGGGAAATGGGCGGCGATCTGAGTAGAACTTTTCCCTTCCATTGCGAGTTTTTGTACAAATTCAATATCTTTTTCAGACCAGTAATTATTCATAGCCCTTCACCTTCTTCCACATCTATTTCAACTTTCACACAGGCAATGCGATTTATCATAGCCTGATCATCCGCCCGTTCTTTTGATGGCCACAATACACTGGTGGTTTTGAAGGAAACAGACTCAGGATAAACATTAACCCAATACGTCCGCTTGATGCGTGGCTTCACTTCAACGAGGTCGGCTCCTTTAACTCTGTAAACACTTGTGCCGTCCATATACCAAGAAGTGTGATTCCAGTCCTCACCAAAGTCCTTAAACGCCCCGTGAACAGGTTCTTCTGGGTGTCCATCCGTCGCATAAATCCGCACTTCACGCCCGTCACGGGTGCGGTACTGCTTGTCTTTGCTAATCATAGCCCTTCCCCCTCTTCGCAGTCTATTTCAACTTTCACACAGGCAATTCTCTTCTGGGGAAACGTAGCACTTTCAGCGTCAAAAAAAGATGACACATGATTAGGGTAAATACTTAACCAAACCGTCCGTTTAATGCGTTGTTTCACTTCGATAAGGTCACAATTAGAACCACCTTCATCAACCCATTCCCCATCGCTATGCCAATTTTCTACCTCCCATTCTCCATCTTCATCTTTTATTGCGCCATGAATAGGTAAAGAACCACCGCCATCCGTTGCATAAATCCGAACCTCACGGCCATCGCGGGTGCGGTAGGTTTTGTTTTTATCAATCATATCCATCACTCCCCCTCCTTCAGTGCGGCGCGGGCAATGTCTTTCATGCTGTCACTTTCCATCCATCCACCTTCTTCGCCGTAGTATTTGACCGCAAGGATATTGTTCAACGCTTCCCGCAGCCGTTCAATCTCGTCGGCGGCTTGCCACACATAGGGTCCACGTAATTTTCGCAGTTCTTCCACGATGTCCATCACTCACCTTCCTTCAACGTTTAACTTGTATTCCCCACATGCCGGAGTTTCGTAATGAACATCAGGCCGCGTCACATATGGCATATATGTTATGGGGTGTTGGTTATCGACGGGCCACAACACCATAGATGGCGGAAATCTATAACATTGTCCCGCCAAATTATATTGGCAAGTCCCGCACGTTTTATTGTCCATCACTCCCCCTCCTTCAGTGCGGCGCGAGCAATCATACCGTCATCAGTGGGCCGATTAGCTTCCGTGTATGGGTTTGCCCTATCGGTATAAAACCGCAACGCTTCCCGCAGCCGTTCAATCTCTTTCACCATGTTGGCGCAATCAGTCATCATTACATAATTGATGCCGCCAATATGATGCATATTGGGTGGATTAAAACGATCTATATATGCCATCAATCACCATCCTTCGGTTTAAGTGCGCCCAATGCCACCGTTGCCATTATGGTTAAGCATTCAAGGTATTGTTTGTTATCTTCCCGCAGCCGTTCAATCTCGTCGGTTTGTTCTTTAACCTTCTTTTCAAGCGCATGAACGTGTTGCGCTATATCTGCAATGTTCATCACTTCCCCTCCTTCAGTGCGGCACGGGCATCGGCAAGCCAATAAGGCTCGTTATCGTTTCTTTCACACCATGCGATTGCATCTTCCACAACAACTCGCAGCCGTTCAATCTCGCCCATAGCATCCCATCTAATTTGATTTTGCTCAGGGACAGTATAACCTCCCATAGTGTCTAACCGTTCAACAATATCCATCACTCACCACCCTTCGGCATTTTCCATTTAGGCAGACCAATCTCTTCTGGCGATAACCCATAAATGCGACCGACAACATACCATCCTTTCCCACCGTCCAGTTCGGCCATTAATGTTACAAAATCATCGTAACCATGCTCCGCGTACCAAGGATCATAACTGGTGCTAAAACGATGAAACGCATCTCCCCATTCACTATTTTTCCACATTTTAACAAACCCCACATTCATTAGGTCTTCAAGCGTTTCAAACTCCGCTTCTTTGGGGTCAATAGAAACGTAATTCGGCAGATATTGTTTAATGATAGGCATCACTCCACCTCCATCAATTTGCTGATGAGTGGCATGAAAAACAAAAAAGTGAACACGCACCCAATAGATACAATGATATTATCTGTCGCAACCCCGAAAAATAACGATGCCAATACCATGTAAATGTAATGCCAACGTATAACCATTACCAAATCACCTCCCCATTAACGACAATATGCTCGTACCAGCGTTCGCCATCCTCACCTTCCCAAAGCGCCCAGACGTTGTTTGGCTCGTATTCGTACCGAATCAGCGTTTTCATTGCGGTTCCTCCATAAACAACTTTTCGTATTTAGAAGGTATTGGGTAGTAATCACCAAACACTTTCTCCAAGCCCGGCATTAGAAGTTCTCGTATTTGAGAAAGGTTGATTGCGCTTCCCGTTGGAACGATAACCTTTATTGGCTTTGATTCAATGAACGAACGAACAGGCATGATGTCCGCCACCCGAATTACTGCCGGAGCCGCTACAAAACTTATTAGCCCCTGAATAACCCCTCTGCGCGTAATCATGTGATCACCACGCCCCAAACCAAATGCCGGTTCCATGAATAATAGCGATTGGGAACATCAATGCTCCCGCAATCAAAAAACCCCATTTACCCGCTACCAGACATACAACCACATGGGTTAACCATGCCGCCGAAGCCCACAGGCCAATTACAGACCCGATCAACCACCCAATAAAATTAACCATTACAAACCCTCCCCTTCATCACAATCGATCTCAACCTTCACACAGGCAAGACGGTCATTACCATAACTATCTGCGGCATACTTACTGCTCCATGCAGCGGTTACATTACCTGCATAAAAATTTAACCAAACCGTCCGCTTAATGCGTGGTTTAACCTCAACAAGATCAAACAGTGTTTCATTGTCGCCTGAATTGATATTGCCGCCAAACTCTGTCCAACAGGTCATTACCCACCTGTCGTGATGCTGAATTGCCCCGTGAACTGGATATTTCCCGCCACCATTCACCGAATAGATTATAACTTCATCGTCTTTGGCGGTACGGTATTGCTTACTGATGTCGATCAAAGGTTTAACTTCGGGTATCTTGCGGATCATATCGTGCAGGGCATCATGCTTTTTTAATTTTTCAATTTCTGCTTCGATTAATGATGCGTATTTATACTTTACCTGTTTGAGCGAAAGATCATTTTTACCCATCAAATCGCCAATTTCTTTGTAACTCTTGCCCGCGTGTAAATACCCCGCAAATTCTTTAATTTTAGCATATGTCCATACATATGGGCCTTTTGGACCCGTCTTTTTCTTAATCATTGTATTCTCCTTATTGCCAAGTGCAGTTGAAAGCTGTTTTTGTTTCGTGACCATCGTAAAATACCGTACCGCCATATGCGCCTTGGGTTTTACTGTCGTAGATCATACGAAACGTTCCTTTGTTGCCGAATTGTTGGATCAACAAATAACGATCTTCGGTGTATTGCGCGGTTCCCCAATTGAACTCTTGTCCGTCCCATTGGATGCGCACATCTCCATTCTTGCCCATAATCACCACATGGGAATTATTGTTCTGGGCGAAGCAAGATAGAATGGAATCTTGGGCCATTGCTGGGGATACCAGCATGATGGCGGCTGCTATTAGTCTATGTTTCATTTGAACCCCCGTTCGTTTCAATGTTGACACCATGAACCATATCCATTAAGTTGTCAACACGAATTAAACAGGAAATTTAAATGACACACGAAGTAGCAACGAGAGTAATCAGAAAACTGGGCGGCCCTCGTAATGTTGCCAATATGTTAGGCATGACGACACAGGCTATTTATAAATGGACTTGGCCTGTTGAACGTGGTGGCACTGGCGGGTTTATTCCTACACGCCGTCAGATTGAATTGATGGTAGCCGCCAAGCAACGTGGCATCGAATTGAAAAAAGATGATTTCTTTCCAAGGGACCCAGTCGATGACGCCACGGTTTAAAGTATCCCCGAAAGAGGACAGAACGATTGACGGGATTACGTTCGACTCCAAAGGCGAGATGAAACGTTATCTTGATTTGAAGCTGGCGCAGAAGGCTGGAGAGATTAAAGACCTACAACTTCAGTATGAGTTCCCTGTCCAGATTGATGGGAAACATTACTGCACCTACACCGCCGATTTCTCGTACATAGAAGCCCGTACAGGCAAGGCGATTTATGAGGATACAAAGTCCACAGGAACCGCCAAAGACCCTGCGTACAGGCTCCGTAAGAAGGCGGCGGAACTATACTATGGCGTAAAGATTACGGAATTTTTGATTGGGTGGAAGCCAAAAACGTTGACGAGGAAGAAAAAGAAGATTACGGTTAAAAAATAAGCGGCCCCGAATGAACGGGACCGCTTGAATGGGTGTCGGCCTTGCAGGGCCTCATCCTGATACTGATGTCGCGGAAGTTCAGGACTTGATTTGGTTATAGTCCAAAGACGACCGCCTTGCAATAGGTTGTATGTCGTCATGTCTCACATCGCATCATATTGGGCTATCGAACAGCGTGGCATTTCCATGTCCGCTAAAATGGTTCTGATGGTTCTTGCTGATTATCACAATTCAGAAACAGGCGGGTGTTTCCCGTCCAAGGCCGCATTGGCAGAAAAGTGCTGCTGCACTGAGCGCACCATTGTTAACGCGACACAGGAATTAGCATTGGCTGGCTTGATAAGTTTAGTAAGCCGCCAAGACGAGGCTGGTAGGCAAAGGAGCAACCAGTATTTGCTAAATATACAATTAGGGGAGGGTGAAAAATATTCACGGGGGAGGGTGAAAGAAACAGCACCCCTTGAACAGGTAATATATAACCAAGAAGATACAGTTCCTTCGGAACTGCACGATCCCCTAATTGCCTTTTCGTCGAACTACGAAAAGCCGCCAGTGAGTGAGCAAGCGGAGTTCTGGGCGGAGGCTAAGGTCATCTTCGAAGGTTGGCGGATACCGGATAAACGAGCCAATCCATTGATTGGAAAGCTGCTGAAGATGTCTGGCGGCAATTATTCAGAGGTTAGGAGATTGCTGGAGGAGGCAATCGCCAATGACGTTACCGACCCTGTTCCGTGGTTGATAGCGGCTGTTAGCGGTAAAAATAAACGGGGCAAGGAGGCAAAGAAAAAGCAGATTGCAGATGCATTTGCAGAACTGGAGGCAGCAAGTGAACGAAGGAAAGCTGAATGGCGGGAACAGTACGGGACGGAGTACGGCGTTTACCCTGACGCCGGAGAAGGCGGTGGAAAGCATAATGAATTGCTACAGCCTGAACCACCTACCGAATCCAAGCCTGTTCATTCAGAACGCAGCGAAAGCGTTGTCAAAGTACCCGCCAAACGTGTTGCACAGATTGTGCGACCCAACCGTGGGGATACTGACCAAGGCCAAATTCGCCCCATCCATAGCGGAACTGGTGGCGGAGGCGGAGAAACTAACGAAGCGTGGCAGTAAGAATTTTGTTTAACAACGGGAGAACTAAAATGGATACGACTAAGGAAAAGACGCACGGCATCTATCGCGACACATCCGCCATCAGCCAAGGGTTGAAGTCTGTAATGGCAACGGGGAAAAACTGGGATAATCTGAATAATTCCCAGAAGGATGCTCTGGAAATGATTGCGGTAAATATTGGCCGCATCCTTTCGGGTGACGCTAATTATCGTGATCACTGGGATGGTATTGAAGGCTACGCTGAACTTGGCGGCGAAAATAGCAAGAACAGTTTGCCACAAATTCAGTTTGATTTATCAAAAGCGATGGGGGCGTAAATGGAAAACCCGCATTATCTGACACCTGAAGAGGCAAAAGAAAAAATCTGTCCGTTTAAACCAAATCAAATGAGTATTTGGTGTGAAGGCCCAAATTGTATAGCTTGGCGTTGGCGGCATATGCGATATGAAAATGAAAAAGACCCTGAAACTGATGCTTGGCCCTCAATCTACAGCACGACTCACGGCTTTTGCGGGATGGTGCGGTCATGAGCGATCATATAATTGAGGTAATCTGCTCAACCATAGCTTGGATTAGCACGGTTGCGGCAATAGCTTGGACAATGCGGCCATGACAGACGAAATAACCAAAGCCTATCGGGAATTACGCGCACTAATTGACAACGGAACGCTTCGCATGGGCAAAACAGTTTGGACGAACGATGAACCTGACGTTGATAGGTGGCAACCAATAGAAACAGCGCCAAAGGATGGGACTGTAATTTTAGTGGTCTGGCTTGGCCGTGTTGAAATGGCTTTGTGGCATGAAGAATACCATAAATGGCAAGAATATCCTGACGGGGATTTTGCAGATGTTGACGATGAATTATCCCATTGGATGCCATTACCGGAGCCGCCAAAATGACTGAATGGAAAACAATAAAAACCGCGCCGAAGGATGGAAGATGGCTTCTATTGTGGTGCGGGTGGGAAATTGTTGGGCATTGGGTTGAAGATGGAAAACGAGTTAAAAAAGGATGGTCAGATGATCCGCTTGGGGTTAATCCCATTTTTAGGGTCACCCATTGGATGCCATTACCGGAGCCTCCCGAATGACTGACGTTTTAAAAGAGTGCCTTGAATCGGCAGAAAACACGGAATACGGCCCTGAAAAAGCTGCATGGACAAGAGCCGCCGACGAGATAGAACGGCTGCGGAGAATAGAAAAATCATTCCTTGATTTAATGAAAGAAAACTCTCGTTTAAGGTATGACAATATGTTGTTGAATTCATGGTCTCAAACAGCGCATGAAATTATCCGTATAAAGGAGAAAGAGTGATGGATATCGTAAAGAGCCGCGCCCCAGAACTCGCTGTCGAATTACTGGAAAGTGCGGTAGAAAACAGGGACAAAACCATACGACAGGCCAAAGAGGCTTTGGAAATGTGGGTTAAATTCTGGGAAGCTGACAACGATGAAAACTCATTGGAACCGCTATTGGCTGAGGAAGCTATGGAGGCGACAAGGGAACTATTGGATCGGCTAGCAGAGGAGGAAAAATGGAGAAATATATAATTATATTTTTCGGGCTTCACTCATTGGGGTGTTTTTTGGTACTGTTAGCTTGTGGATTTAAACGGGAGAAGAAAATTGAAAAAGTCGACTATTTTGTCAAATGGCGGAGATGATGTTGCTGTGTTTTGGCAGAAAGAACGGGCGGAATTGCTGGCCGATCTGGGGGAAGCTGTTGCTGTCGTGAAGATGGCGGCTGTTATTTTGAAAGACCCCGATGACCGCCTGAACCTGAGAGAAACTTGGGACACAAAAGCACAAGAAGTCTGGGACAAATACTACGGGAGAATACAAGATGGACGTACAGGCATTGGCACAAAAGCACGGGATACGAATTGGGTCGGCGACTAAGGGCGCACAAAAAACCAAGTGCCCGAAATGTAGTGATAAACGGGTAAATTCGTCAGACCCTTGCCTATCGGTCAGAATAGACCAGACAGGCATAGGCTGGCGGTGCTTTCATTGTGGATGGACAGGGGGAGAAATGTCCGATGCTTTCAGAACTTCATCAAAAGTGGTTAACCAAACGGGGAATAAACACCGAAATCGCGATCCGTATGGGGACTTACTCCGTCAAGCGCGGGTTGGATGGGCAACTCATTAGTGATAAGGAGGGCGATATCATCGCCTTCCCTTTTATCAAAGACGGGGAAATCGTCGGCCATAAATATCGCGGGCCGCATAAAACCTTCTGGCAGCAAGCCAATGGTAGAAAGCAATTTTTCAATGTTGACGTTCTCCAAGACCCTAATCTTATCGACGGTACTAGTGCGCTTGTCATTGTTGAGGGAGAACTTGACGCATTGGCGGTGGCATCTGCGGGATACCCCTATGTGGTATCAGTTCCAGACGGTGCGCCACCCCCAAGGGATGGAAACGGGAATCTCATTATCGTCCCAACCGGAACCGAAGATATCATACCAGATGCCGACGGAAAATTTGGCTATGTCACGGCTGATTGGGAGTGCCTTGCTAAGGTCAGGCGTATCATCATAGCGGTCGATAATGACGAAGCCGGTAGGAGATTAGCGGATGAACTTGTAAGGCGTTTGGATAGGGTTCGCTGTTCGTTTGTGACCTATCCCGAAACCTGCAAAGATTTGAACGAGGTTTTGGTATCGCATGGGGCGGAAGAGGTTTTGTCGGTTTTGTTCGCCGCAAAGCCATATCCGGTCGATGGTGTTTACAAGCTGTCGGACTTTCCGCCAGAGGAACCGATCAAGACCTACACAACCGGCTGGGGGCAATTAGATGAATATCTGAAGCCATATGCGGGTGCGTTTATGGTTGTTGGCGGCTTTCCGGGACACGGAAAATCGACATGGACTATTCAATTTGCGACAAATATGGCTCGGTTGCATAATTGGAATATTGCGGTCGCATCGTTCGAAATGAAGGTTGTTCCGTACGTTACGGACACGATTATGTCCACGTTTCTGCAAAGTCCGATCAAATTTGCTGCTGAAATCAACCGAAAACGGGCGGTTAATTTCGTAGAAAACAAGTTTACGTTTCTCGCTCCCAATAGGTCGGACAATGATACGGAATACGATATTGATTGGCTTTTAGAACGCATGCAGGTTGCGGTTATCCGGAATGGGGTTCGGATGGTCGTAATCGACCCGTTTAACGAAATAGAACACCGGAAGCGCGGCGACGAAACCATGACGGAATATATCGGTCGGGCGATTCGAAAGCTGAAATCGTTTGCGATGCAATATAACGTGCTCGTTTGTGTTGTCGTGCATCCTACGAAAGGTTCCAGCCAATTAGATAGCGCGGATTTGAGCCTATATAGCCTCGCTGACTCGTCCCACTGGGCGAATAAGGCGGATTTAGGCATCATAATCGGTCGGGTCGGTGATCCTAAAACGGACGTGATCACGGGCGTTTATATCAAGAAAATCAGATATCAACCGGATGCTGGCTCGCTCGGTGATGCTTTCCTGACGTTCGACAAATCCACTCGGTTGTTTTCGTGATCGTTTCGGGGTATAAGGTTAAACGCGCTCCCGTTTTTCCTCCCGAATTCGGTTGAGCCTGACTAGGCGGTTGGCTTTTCTCCCCCGTTGAGCCAGCCGCCTTTTTTTGTTTAACGCATTGAAAAACAACCGAAAACGAGGTATTCTCGCTCGGTTGTTTCTCATTGTAAATAGGATAAAAAGGGGGTGGTTATTGAACCGTTCCACCGTTTCTTATCTCTTCCATCGCTTCGATTTGCGATAGGGTTTTAACCGCCCCCTCAAAGGTTCCTCGCAATAATTGAGGCGGGATTCCGCTTTCCATTGCGACTAATACAATAGCCCCGACAAGGGACGGAAACGCGGCAGGGCCGCGCTCTCCCGCATAGTTTGCAATATTTAGGGCCGCGTCCATCAAATCATTGAATGGCGGCTGATTGCCATGGTGGTGCTTTTTCTTTTTCTTGCTCATAGGTCGCCCGCCTTTTCCATTGGGTTGTAAGGTTTAACCGCTCGGTTATATACCGACTCGGTTTTAGTCCAAGGGACGCGCTCCCACGCGCCCCCGATTGGTAGTGGTAGGTTATCGCGTTCGATATCGTCGAACGTGTCGTAATCGTCATCAGTCCAACCGGAACCGTTAGACCAACAAAGGTCGGGATCGGTTAAATTGTAAATGATCCAAGCCATAGCTCCCCCCTATTCGTCGGTTTCCGGTTTGATATTATTAATAAGCGCGAATCCGTATGAAATCGACATATCTTCGACATCGTCAGGACTAGCGCCCGCTAATTCCTTGGGCGTCCATATGATAACCGCGTGACCTGCTAGCCGTAATTGGTGGATTGTTTCTAGTTGTTCTTGTGTCATAGCTTTCCCCTTATGCGTTATGGGTTGAATAATTACGAACAACGAAACCGGATTGGTCACGCTTGGCTCGGTTTCCCTTTGGCGACAACCCGACGATTACGCCTTTCGGATCAAGGAACCGTAGATCATGTTTATCACCATCAATAACGGGATAACCTAAATAAGTTTCGGGCAAGCCGGAACCGAAAACAACCGCAACATTGAAACCGCGCGCTAGCAACGCTCGGGCGTCTTTTTCGTTAGTTTCGGATAGGCTAAAAGTTAAATGGTAATTAGCGGGCAATGGCCGGTCGAACCGTTTTGGATTTTTCGTATAATCCAGAAAAGGGGCCTCGGGAAACGCTTCCATTATATTTTTATAGATTAGCCCTTCCAAGGTGACGGGAATCCCTTCATAGGCGATATCGGTCGAACCGTTAGGCCTAATAGCGGGCTTTAAACCGTTTTTAGCCGCCTTTTTAATGGTTTTACGGATATGCAACGCGAATTCCGCCATATATTCGGCTCGGTTTTTCATAAAATAGCGCGCTTTACGTTTCCGGCTATCCTTAACCTTTTGTGACATAGCGGCCTGACCGGAATGGTCACCTAAGCATAGCAATATACAACCCGCGCTTGCGTAGGGGCATAGGTTGCCAACCC